TTTCATTACATCCATTCTTCTATATCATTTATAGTGACTAAACTACCTGTTTCAAGCTCTCCAAAAATAGGAATAAAACTTGGGTTTTCCGAAATTGCACCCACAACATACGCGCCGTCTATTACCGAATATCCCACATACTGCAAATTTTCTAAGCTCTGGCGCATACTTGCAGGGTCGAATTCGTTAATATATAAGTGGTTTACGTGTGGTAAATGGTTTTGCACAATTGGCAATTCTCGCAATTTAACCACCTGCAGCCATTGTATGAAAAAATACGAAATATCTAGCGGCAACATAAACACCTTATCCGATGCTTTCACCCGTAAAGAATATTCTGTATATGCCCATGTGGCCCACGTTTTCGAGTAAGTAACTTCGCCAGTGTCCTTATTTATCGTATATCGATACGGTTTTTCATCCTCATTGTGAGTAGAAACAATACGGTAATATCCTGTTTTGTCTGGCGCCGTTGCTGCCTGTGCTGCCGAGATGGAAGCGCCTCTGTACATCACTTGGGCGTTATCTTCCAATACCTCTACTACTACATCATTAACTGTATATGCTATCATTGTTTAAGTTTTACAACTACTAAACCCTCGCTGGTTACAATGCTATAACCTTCGATATTGTAGGGGTTTGTAATCGGGTCGCTATCTTTATAAATTATCTCTAAGTGCCCAAAATCACTGGCTAAAGCTGGGTTATTAATATTATTTGCCCTGCTTATTAATTCGTCAGCCGTGAGCGCATAAGTATTATTAAACTCGTTTATCTGGTCTATAACTTGCGATGCTATGCGAATAGGATTATAATACTTGTAATTCGAATTTAACGGGTTAACAAGGTATTTTACGGGTGTTTCCGCAAGTAAATTATTGCCTTTTTGCTCGACAAAAATACGGGAAAAACTTTGATTTAGTTGGTCTTCTAATGTCAAAAACTCACCTGTGACTCCATAGAATTTAACCTCGCCAAACGCCGCGCCCGTTGGTTGTATAGAGAATCGTACCGATTTAGCAACCTCTAAAATGTAGTCAAAATCCAATGTAGTAGAATCTATTCCGCTTAAGAACGTTCCTAATGTGGTAAAATTCGTTCCGTCCGTGCTGGTTTCGATAAGTATTTCAACCTCGCCGTCTGTACCTAGTTGCTCTGTGTTGCCGCTTCTGGTAAAGTGTAATATTGCGCGTCTTAGCTTAGCGGCTCGTATGGCTGACATCTCGTAAACAAGCGGCGTTGGGCTTACTTTATTAGACTCGTAAACTCCTGAGGCGTCTGTATAATCGGAGTTGGCGATTGGTACGGTTTGGGTTATTGCGTAGCGGTTTGCTCCGATGTGGCGTTTTAGGATTTCGGCGGGGGTGGCTGGAAAATCAAAGCTATCGTAAGTAATCGCGCTGAATCGTTCATATTCAAACCAATTACTAGCAAGCGTAAGCCCGTCAGTTAATGCTTTAGCTCGCATGGTTGCCGCGTCCGTAGCAGCCGCCCACGTTGCAGGAATAGTTAGTATGTTCGTTGTAAAATTTACATTGCATCCGTTAAAATTATTACTCATAAAGTAATATTGCTGGGCTGTCGCGCTTGCTCCGTATGTCTGACCAACTCGTAGTGCGATAGTGATATTGCCTACGCTGTCGAAGTCATTACGTGCGCATATAGCTTGCCAGCCTTCGTACGCTGCGATACCTGTGTCGCTATTAAGCCTCCACTCCTCCACTGTCCATATCGGAACTGATATTGTGCCCGTGTTTTTGAATTGATTAGCGCCGCGAAAATCGCAATTCCGAGAATTGGTTAAACACCAACTAGCTAAGCTGCCATTTGTGCTGTGTACGATTCCTGTTCGTATGCGGCACGTATTTAATTTATAAGAAGCCATTCGAGGCAAATGTACGTATCCTTCTAAGTCGCAATTCTCCAAGATTCCAAGGGGCTGTCTATATTGAGTTGTGAAGTTGGTTATTGCCCCGTCAGATATAGAGTAAGTAAATCCGCTTATTTTCGCGCCAACCACCCACAACGCACCGCCCGCACTGCCTGAGCCCCCATTGTTGATAACCGCACAAAGTTGTGAAGTGTTTGAATAGTGCTTAACTCCATTCGCATAAACTATTTTAATCCAAGTTTTGAACAAATTAGGAGTATCTACAAAATTAAATACGTCGTTAATTAAGTCTGTTTCTACGATAATCGTGTATTTTTCATTCCGCGCTGCGTCTGCATTTATTAAGGTCGATGCCTTAGCGGCGGTTGCTACAGGAATAGATATTCCATCCCCAGTGGTGTCATTTCCCGTTATGCTGTTTACGTAAAATAATGTTTCAAAAGCCATATCTTAAACCTCCACTTGCGCCACTCCCACAGCATCGTTAATAATATACTTATCACTATCCACCTTTACCAGCCCAAATTCCTGCTCCGTAAAATTACTATCAGCTTCACGAACCACACCAACCGCGTTTTTTACATAAAACACATCACCAGTGTTTATGCAAATACCAAACTCATAACCACTCGAAAAGTTAATATTTCGAGTGGGATTAGTAAAATTGGCTATTGTTCCGATGCCCGTCAATACGTTACCTTCCGTATTTTTAGCAAGTGTAGCTGTGCCGCGCGTTTCGTACGCAAGCGAAAGTTCACCATCTGTAAAGCCAGTTACTTCGCTAGTTCCATCCAACTCAATCGCGTAAGTGCTGTTTGTTTTTATAAAGACGATTTCGTTCAATACATCGTTTCCGATTGCAGTTTCCAGAGCAAACCAAACATAATCTACCGTTACACCCATTGTGCTTTTTGCCGCCGCGCTCAGTTCAACCAAAACAAATTCCACCGCAAAAAATTCAGTACTGACAATAAGATCAGTTTTTGTTACAAACCAAAACGGATAGCTCCCAGCGTCCTGCGTGGGGTCGTTATGTTTAAGTGTAGAGTTCATTTCTGGAAACAAAACAACTCTATTGCCTTTTACCCTGTTTTGCCTGTACGCGCCTTTTACTTCGCCAGTGCCAAGTACAAAAAACGAATCTTTAGCTAAAGAAAATTCTAAATATACAGTATTTGCTATGTCGCTGCCTTGGTCGTTACCAAATCCACTCCCTGAAATAGATTCGCTTACTTGGTCAATTAAGTCAGAAACGAAAATGTTTTTTGCACGCGGTTGTCCGGGTTTGCCCGCTGCTATCCGGTCGTTTAAGTCCAAACGCGCAACTGGGTCTTGCCTGTGTAAATCGCTAGTATCTGCCATTATTCGAATGTAAAGTTTTGAAAAGCTCCATCGGTGAAATTTTGGCCAATTCCATCTTGCCAAACATTTTCCGTGTCTTGTGCATTATCGCCAGATGGATTAATCATGTTCAAACTGCTACGTTGTACGCGGTTTAATACCTCTAAATCGCCCGTCTCATCAAATATAAGTTCTTGGCCGATCTCTACATCTGCGTCTGGACTAATACCGTTTAGTTCTGCAAAGTAGAACATTTTTTGTGTTGTTCCAAAAACCTGCAAACACATATCTAGCAAGTTTTGCTTCTTTGTTATTTTTACGACTGCCATTATGTTAAACTTTCCGTGTTATCCGTCACTTTTACAGCCTCTCTTATTGTTATTCCCGTCCCTGCTTGGCTTGTTTCGATATTGAGATTTACAAGCCTCCAGCCGTCCAGAAACAATGCGTTTTGAACAGCAGCACTAATTGCTCGACTATCATTCACGCCATTTATACGTTCGCTTAAATTAGCTCCCAACGTAGGGTAAGCTCTAAAGTTGCCGTTGTTACTGTTTAAGATTGCACCAAGAAATTGTTCCTGAGCGTCTCCATGTGCAAGATCGCCATTTTGGCCAAATATTACACCTTGTCGTAATAATATATCTCCGTGCTGTATTGGCATATCTTAATGTTTAAATTTTTCGTTTGCTAAATCGACTACCTCGGTTTCTGTTATGGATTGCGCCGCCCATGCTGCCGTTATTGCCTTGAGAGCTGTGCCGCCGTCGCCTACTACAACTATCCAACTCGTGAATGCTTGCTTTAAATCGTTCAAATCACCTTCAACTACATTAAGTTTGTCCACCAACTCCGAAACTTTAACTAACCCACCATTGGTTCCGTTTTGATATACCACTCCTTCAACCTCCGAATAAGTAGCAATATAGCCCGTTACATTGTCCGTGAAACTAACTCTAACTTGACTATTTACAGCCGGAACAAGTATAAGACCTGTATCGTTTTTTACTTGTTGCAATCGCACGCCCTCTAATTCTGCACTATCAGTAAGCTGTACTGTACATGTTGCATCGTTTTGTACACTAATAACCTTACCAGTACGGCTGTAAAATTGCTCGTTCTCAATGAAAGATAAAAAGTAATTCTTAATAATTTCGTATATGCTCGTTTTATTGCTCATATCTGTAGCCCCAAACCTAAATCCTGTCTGTATCCAATACCAGCGCCGAAACGTTTTACCACCTCCACAACTGCGTAGGATCCATTTTTTTCAGGTACTTGTAAATCTGTCACCTCTACAATATCCCCGTGAGTTGCTGACTCGTACGAATTGCGTATGAAATCGCGTCCGTAAATTGTAATACTTCCATCTACACCTGTAAAACTCAAAGCTTCCAAACGTATCTTTGCCAAATCCTTTAAATCACTATAAGAATAATCGCTTTGTCCTCCAATATTAAACTCATTAATTGCACCACTTACAGGCGCTACCTTTGAGTAAACAATCGCTTGCGGTGTACCATCGTAATAGGCGTAAACCTCCGTAATGGTTCCCGCTCGATTTATAGCCGATGCCTTAACCACTATCCTATCCGCGCTCGATTCCTTGAAATTGAAGGAGCTTTCGCCAATCGGCACATTTTTCTGAAAGTGTACCTTAATCGTGTTTTTTGTTCGCGTATCGGCTGTAGCGCCAACCACTAATGTACTGCCCCTAAAATAAGAATAAATTTTGAATTTACTCTGTAATTCGGCCAACACATCTAAAACCGTTGCGGATTTACTTACTTTCCAGTCTCCAATATTCGAGTTGGCTATTAAAGTACTACCTGAATAGATAGCTGGAATAAGCCTGTTAATGCTCGTTGCTTTCTGTATTATATCCTTACCTACGCTTTGCCGCTTAATATTGTACGCCTCGTTTTCGCACATGATAATAGCCGTTTTTTCGGGTATCACTTGTGACACGTACCCTTCGAACTCAGTAACCAAACTCGGAAAATATCCAAGTTCGATTTTTACAACTGATCCTTTTTCGATAAAGTCAGAAATTCGCCCGCCGCGTCGGCTTATACGGTTAGGTATTACTATTGTGGCCGTGTCCGTAAATGTGTTTCTACTGGTTATTATTTCGACGGTCTGCACGAATGGTAATACCTTGCCGTTTATCGTTATTCTTTGATTTAGTCTTAACATGTTATTGTAATTTTACATCTGCCAAACCTCTCAATAGTGCGTCCTGAATTGCTTTACTTACTTGATTCGCCCCTTCTGTGATGTTCTCAGTTGTGAGGGTATTTATACCTGTTAAGCTCGCAATATTGATATTGAAAGTTTTGATACCTCCACCTGAAACAATACCTTCCGCTTGTAACTTCTTAGCCTCTGCACTTAGCCCTAACGACTGCGAAGCACTGCCGCCAGACAATCCCAAAGAAGGTGCTGTAAGTGATGTTTTGCCGCTTGCAATCGCAGCATTGTAAGCCTTTATTGTTTCGGCAGCTGCTTGCTTTGCTTGTTGTTTCGCCTTGTCGGCATCTACGCCAAGAATTCCAGCCGTCAAACCTTCGAAACCTTCGCTAATCTTATCAATAGTTTTCCCAAAATCGCCACTTTTTAGCGCGTCAAAAGCCTGTACAAAATACTTAAATGCTTTTAATGCTAATTCAATACGCTGCACAATAGCTCTGTAAATAGTATCGCCCCAGTCCTGTAATACTTGCGACGATCCCGAAAAATCAAACGATAAGAATTTACCAACAAAACGCACAATTTGAGTGAAAAAATAAAGAACGTCACCTAGTACTTTTGTAAATATTTCAAAATACATTATTGCATCGCGAATACTATTAGTAAGTACTGTTCTAATTGTGTCACCTGTTGAGGTTGCTGCAGTTAGCAACTCATTAAGTTCAAGTAATATGCGTTTAATCGGGTTCCAGATTGCAAGCAACACTTTTTTAAGAGCCTCAAAAGCAGGTGTAAGTATCGTTTTCATTGCAGAACCTAGCGCCTTTGTTGCATTCCAAGTACGCTCCACTACTTCGCGAAATTTTTCAGATTCTTGATAAGCTACTACGATAATCGCAACAAGTGCCGATATGGCAATAACCGCCAACACAAACGGGTTAGCGGCCATTAATACGTTCACGATCCCCTGTATTACTGCGTATGCTTTAAGAGCAAGAGACAAAGTAACAATTACAGATGTAAATACAACTATACCTTTTAAGATCGGGAAAATTGAACTCTTAAATTTATCCAAGTATTCCACCCCGCTTATTAAACCGCGCAATAGAGGGGTGAATATACCTTTCATGCTTAAGCCGAATTCAGAAAGTAAGAACGTAGCTTTGCCCATGGCCGTAGACCACAAGCCGCTCATGGTGGTACTCATCTTTATTGTTAATTGATGAAAGCGCCCACCTGGCCCTGTCGCGGATTGAAAAGCCTTAGTAACCAGATCGGCACTAATCGCCCCTTTTTCCATTTGCTTCTTAAGTACCGCCATAGACTTGCCAGTCTTCGCGCTTATTTCCTGCAATGGGTTGAATCCTGCATTGATAAGCTGTAATAGGTCTTGCCCCATAAGCCGCCCAGCTGACTGAATTTGTGAGAATGCCAATGTAACTAATCTGAACTTTTCCTGATCGCCCCCTGCAACATCGCCCAACATTCGCAATGTATCCGTAACTCCATCGGCTTTTTGGCCAAATGCAAGAAGTACTTGCGCGTTTTTGTTTATTGCTTCATTGCTAAAAGGGGTGCTATTCGCGAACTGAGTAAGTTCTTCAAAGAGCTTCGTACCGCGTTCTACTGACCCCGTTAATGTGTTAAAAAACAAAGTAGTCTTTTCTAATTCAGCGCCCAGAGTGAAAATTCCAGCCACAGCCGCGCCCGCTGCAACTAGCCCAATAGTATCAATACTATTCGCAGCACTTACAGCCGATTGATTTACGCCAGCTAAGGAGTTGCTAATTTTATTGGCTGTGGCCGTTACTCGATCCTTAAGCGTTAGTATATACTCTACATTTGCCATCATTTACCTCCTCCAAAACCATCATTAAGCGCCAGTAATACGCCAGCGCGAACGTTTTCGGTTATAAACTTACTAAAAAAACCGAGCGACACTTGCAAGTTTTCAGTTTCTTGCCGCCACTCGGTTTTATTGGTTATTCGCTTACCCAGAAAATTTAGTAAATATTCACTTACTAAACTATCATTTTCGAGAATGTCGCTTAACTTTTTTTTTCTTCGTTTTCGTCGTCATCGCTCATTAGGTCAGTAAGCCAGCTTGTGAGTTTTGTGGCTGCCAACATTCGCAAAGCGGGACGCTTTAAGATATCCATGTCTGTAGCTTCGTCTACTTTACAAAAAAACAGTAAGTGATCGCCTGGCGCAATCATATCCATTTCTACATCCACATTCTTACCCACCATTTTTGTTTTGGTAAGCATACCGTGTGCCTTTCGTAAGCGGTCAAAATCGGCTGAGATAGTTGCTTTCTTACCTTTTACAGCAATTACAACAACTTCTTTTTTTCCGTCTTCTGAGTAGTCTTTGTTAGTATCCATTTGTTAGAATGATGTTTTTTGCATAGACCCAAATATTACATCTACGCTGTTCGTTAAATTGTCATCGCCTTGAGATCCGCCCACGCCGTCACCCTTGAACTCGAAAAATGGTAGTGTCACTACTTCTTTACCGCCGTCAAATTTTTCTAATGATGTTACCATTAGTCCGGGCGGTATGCTGTGTAATTTTCCGTCTGGACTAAGCACAGAAATCAAGTTTTCTGTGTCGTAATCCATTTCTATACTCCCCGATTGCTCAACGATGCCACGCGAACGGCTTACCGCATTCTTGCCCATGCCGTAATTATTCGTTTTTGCTTGTACTTCTTGAAAATCGAAAGAAGTTACACCGGGCAACTCAATCCCGTTAAAAGTACATTTTGCATCTGCATAACTATAACCGTTTATAACAAACGCCGTATTGTTTCTAGCCATGTTTTTACGCGGTTAAACCTATGTTAATAATAATGTCATTTGCAGCGCCTACGGGACGTAAACGTAATTGTATGATAATTGTTCCCGTAGCACTAACGTTTACGTTAGGGTTAATATATACTGAATCAGTACTCAAAGAACCCGTGTTTTGATCTGTCACCAATTCCACTTTATCGCCTACACGCCCTAATACCATATTAGTATTGATAGCAGAATAAGCGGCGTTCTGGAATAGCGTAATAGTTTCCGCGCTCAGTTTGCCCGTGGTTGGATCTGTATAAACTGGGCCATTTAAAAACGGTTGTAAAGCATCGTACGTTAAAGTAATAGCTTTATCAATTACACGTCCATTATTCAAAACGTCGTAATCATCGCCAACCGCCCCAGCAGTTCGCGCGCTCAAAAAATAAGCATCTACAGCTCGAAGTGTGCGAGTAATAAGAACTACGCCAGCCGTGCTGTACGCTGCCTTTTCGCTTTCGGTTTTAGTTTCCACACTATCGCCGTTAATATCGCCTAACAAACTCCAACGTCCATCTCCATTAACAGGCAACGAGTTCCAAGATTGTTGCACGTGTACCGATATGTTTAATAACATACCTAAGAATGTGCCACCCGCACCACACATGCCCAGCGCGCTATCAAAAATTGTTTTTGCAAGGCCACCTACTGTAATATCGTTTGCAATGTCAACTTGCACGCGATAATAATCTAACGCGGCAAAATCTGGTATTGCGTTTGTATTTTCTGCTAAGCACGTAAGTATTGCCCGTGCTGGTTGCACGCTATCGTCAAAAAGAGACTCTAAAGCGTCGTGTAAGCCGTTCGCCTCACTTGCTACTAATTCAGTGGTTGGCATTACTACGCTAAATAAGCGCAATACGTTTGATGCGTTTTTGAATGCTGTGAGAATTTCCGTGTACGTGTGCAAAGCAGCTATTGTACCTAACTGTACGTATAATGTAGAATTAGGAGCTAAGCGGAACACCTCCGATACGTGCCAGTAAACCAATTGCAACGAAGGTGTTGCAGCATCTGCTTTAATGCCATAAGAAAGCAAATCTTCTGGCTTAAAGATTTTCACTACTTCGTTTTCAGCCCAACCAGCGGGCAAGGCGACTACACCTACGTATAGTCCGCCCCAACCGTCTGTATCGGCGGACTGTTTACCTAGTCCGCCAGTTTGTATGTTAATGGTTAAACCCATGTTTTACCCTTTCTTTTCGGTTGTTTGTTGTGCCGCCTTCGATAAGTCGGCGCTTGTCAATGTGAATGCATAATCAAACCCGTGGCGTTCCTGTGCGTGAGCGGCTGCGTTTGCATTTGTATAAAAACACGCGCCCCCTTTGTCTTTTTTCATCACAACAAGCTCTTTTAGGCCATTACGCTTAAGGATGCTTTTTGCTGTTTCTACTTCTTTATCGGTTAAGCTCAAAGACGCCTCGCGACCTTGAACTTCTGCTACAATATTGAGCCCCATTTTAGAAAGGATTTTCTACAAGCATTAATACTCCGTTACCGTCTGAACGTTTTTTGTCGGCTGTGTAACGCTGTTCTACTGCGTACACATCGCCAAAATAAAGGGGCGAATTCATCCACGGGAATACAATCGCTGAACCTTCGGCGCGTCGCACGTTGTTTTCTGTCCAGATCAAACCAGCGGCTACCATATTGACACCTACTACTGCTGTGTCTTCAATCTTTGTAAGATCAGTGCTTGTGCCAGATAGTGCAGTATATGAATAAGCTACTGAAGCGCCGCCCCAGTCTGCGCGGTGTCGCGGGTTAAGTACGATAATATCCAAGATAGTACCAACCTCACCTTTTAATAAACGGCTTTCGCGGCCTGTTTTTTCAAAGTCCACAAATTCAGGGATTGAAAGCAAGTCGTTGTATTGCTCCACAGTTGGCAAGTAGTATATTTTACCAGAACTTGCACCGTTCAAAATTTGCTGTTTGAAAAATGCAGATTTAACCGCTTTCATGTCAGCAAGCACAACTTTTTTGATTGTTCCCGTACCAGCTACCGTATTAGGACGTGCTGCGCCACTGGAAAAGATCACTTGGTTATCGCTGCCTTGTGTTGTGTCAACTGTAAGTGCCACACCTACCTCACCTTGTGCCCATTCCACAGCGGTAAAGTTTGCTACACTTTCGCTCAATTCGTTTGCGTGAGATTGAAATGCGTCCAAGCGGGTGTTATACGCTACTTCGGCGGTCGTTTCTTGTTGGCTCAAAACGGTAGGTTCTGTATGGAAGTACTCCATAGCCCAGTCTTTTTTGTTGTTCTTACGAACTTTCACCACGCCAACAGGGGCATTAGCTCCATTAAGTAATGTAGTGGCATAAACACGCCCTTTTGTTACGGTTGGGCCATCGGCGGCTTCTGCTGTTTGCGTGTTTTCACCACTTGCGGCAAAGCCAGCATCATTTTTTGAGTATTTGATAAACGAGTTATCAGGATACAAAAACGGCGTGATCTCACTTGAATAGCGAGTAATGCGCGCCTCTGTGGCGTTACGTACTTTGCCTTCTTGCATATTAAGTAACATCTGCATGTTACGTGCTGCAATAGATTCGCTATGTGAGCCGATACCCACGCCGTGAGCGTCTAGGATGCGTTTAAAGTCTTCGTTCTTTGAAGCCTTCGCAATTTTGTTTAATATTTTTCTGCTCATGTCTTACTCTCCTTTCTCGTAAGCTGCAAGTAACGTTAAGTACTCCGCTCTGTTGGTTACTTTTAATTGTTCGCGCTCAGTGAGTGACATTTGAGCAAATGTTTTTTTATCGCTTCCACTCGGGTCAATACCTTTGTTAAGGTCAACACCATTTACAACTTGCGCAACTGGGAAAGTCGCTTTGAAAGCCTCGAAATTAGATTTGCCCATATTTACCAAGAATTCGCGCTGGTTTTCTTTCGTGGCGTCTTCTTTAATAAGAGTATCCACATAATTTACTACCTCTGAACTTTGCAACTCAGCAAGTGCAGTTTCTGCCGATTCCTTAGCGGCTGTTTCGATCGCTAAGGCTTGCATTAAGCGTTGGGTCTCTGCCTTAGCTTCCGTAGCTTTGTTTGTGATTGCTTCAATTTGCGCCCGAATAGCTTCCTCGGATGCTTCGGGGTTCAAGTTTAGCAGTGTTGCTATTCTTTTCATGTTCTGTATTGATTTATGCCCCGTTTCGGGCGTTATTACGTACTCTAATGAGTTTACAATATTACAAAATTCTTTCCTAGAAACCGAATTTTTAACACGTGGTACATTGTCCACCATTAACTTAGTATCCGCAAAGCCTTGCTTTACCGCTTCGTCTGCGTTTAGTTCGGTCTCTACTTCCATTATTGACTTAATTGCTTTGTAAGCTTTGCCCGTGGCCGATACAAAAATATTGATAAGCTTATCGAAATAATCTTCGAGCATGGTTCTATTTTCGTCACCCTCTGGTAAGTCGGTAATTTTTGCGCCATCCTCAAATAATGGAGCGTGAAAGAACATACCAGCGAATTGTAATATTTTACGTTGGCCACGTGTGCCAGCTGAGAAAATCCATCCCGCGCAAGAATCAGCACGGCCTTCATTTACCGTTTCGATAATTCCGCCAGTTGCCATATATGCGTTCATTGCTGCGAGAATAGTAAAAGCATCTTTCACATATCCGCCAAATGAATTAATGCAGATACGCACGCGCTCACCATCGTAAGATGTAAGTGAGTAAGCTATGTTTTCCGCATCGTATTGGCCAATATCCCCGTATAGTTTTATCTCGGGCACACCGTCGCGGCTTGAATTTATTATTTGTACTTTTTTTCTCATCGCGCTAAATGTAGTAATAATATTTTAATTTTCAAAACTTGCATCAATTTCTGTTATTAATCGGCGGCCTGTTTCGGGGTTTGTTCCGTCTTCTGGGTTACTGTCTGGCTGCAATATTTCTACTCCTACAGCCTCGAATACTTCAAGCTGATACAATAAACGATAGTCGTATTTTGCCCTATGGTTCGTGTCTTCTTCTTCGCCTATCTTTAATATTTTACCACAGATAAGCGCGTTTTTCGTGCCTTGTATGACACAGTTTATTTTATCCGCAAAATCGTAAGCTTGGTCTTGCGTATGTTCTGTGTAGTCGTCAAATGTGACATGTAGCGTGATGGTAACAGGAATGCGTACTGCTTGCTGAATATCCCGCTGTACTGCATAAGTAATACTTTCGCCAATATCTGAATATTCAAAATAAACCTGCATTTGCGCGCTCGTTTCTTCTGTGTCAAAATTAATCAGTTGGCTATTCCACCCGCTAAACCCCTCCAATTCATCGCCCAATGCGGCCACTAGCATATTGGCAAATAGCCGCTTAATTTCTAACCTCCAATTATTTGCCATTGAAACGGGTTTTAAATTGATTACCTAATAATCTAGCTATCTTAATATTTAACTTTCTGCTATCGCCTAAAAATTCACGTTGGGGGAGGTTTTCACCGCCTTCATTATGATAACTTGCATATTCAGTATCGAGCGTTCCGATTATTATTTTCTGAATTGTAGTTTTGCGTATGTCAATGTCATTACGCATTGCACCCGTTTTCACTAATATTGCCCGTTTGCCTTTTTGTCGTTTGGGGTCTTTTCGCTTGCGCTATGCCCAACCTCCTGTACTAGCATCTGTTTGTCCGCCTCCACTTTTAAAACCTTGTAAAAAGTGGTTTTTAGCTTCATTAGCTACTAAGTTGGGGGCTTCTTTAAGTAGTCTATTAGCTGACTTGCCTACATCGGGGAATTTACCACGCTTTTTTAATCCCATTACCCAAAATCTTTTAAATCTGTGTCAAAATCTGACAGTAAGGTAAAACGAATTCTATAAGTATCTGACCCGCTTTTTTCCATGTCCATATTTTCAATTACAACGTGTGTAATGTCAAAATTGTTCTGCAAAAACTTACTGCGAATTTCCACGCGGTCGGGCACTTTGTCGAGTTCTGCAATTGCTTTTATTAACTCTGTGTCTTCCAAGTTTGCAGAAAACCCAACAAA